CTGTTACTGCTGTTTGTAAAGCATCGTCGTTGGTTTCACCTGAACCACCAATGCCACGAAATATAGCCATTCATATCTCCGACTTAAAACTAGATAGGAAGAAGCCCCCAATGGGAATCCAAAGGGGGCGAAAGTGGCTATTAGTTGTTTACAGCCATTACGAAGCCTGAATCAGAACGTAAGGTCTGAGTACCATACAGACGATCTGCAGTGTACAGAGTACCTAAGAACTCTTGCTTGTATTGAGTCTGTGAACGTACACCAACTTGCTCTGCAAGTACTAGTGCGTCTTTGTGAGCAAGTACTGCGCCACGAATGTCAACGGTGTTACCAGTAGCGGTGTTCTCTGCTGCAGTTTCTAGAACTGGGCAGTTAGATGAAACGTAAACGTCTACACCGTACAAGTTGCCGATCAAGCCATTGTTTACTGCACGACCTGCTACGAAGTCAGAAGACACGTAACGGTCAATACCCATAATTGCATTACGCAATGAAGGTGGAATAACCAAGAAACGGTTGTCCATAGGTACGTCGTTATCGTCCAACTTCTGGATCATGTCACGCAAGAAGCCATCTTCAAACACGTCAGCGTCTACTACAGTGTCTGCAGCGTAAGTAGTAGTGCCAGTAGATGCATCATTGTAGAATTTGCTGAAGTTGCCAGTTGCTTCAGTGAACAAAGCGTCATCAACGTTTTTAGCCAATGCGTAACCTGCGTCACCAGTGTAGAACTGACGAAGAGATGCAAGAGCTTGTACATCGGTGATGTCTTCGATCAAACGTGAGTACTCGAAATGCTGATCGATTACTACAGTGATCTCAGTGTCAACGTTGTTCTGCAAAGTAACAGCGGTGTTTTCAACCTTAGCGTTTGCAGTACCACGAACAGGAACTGGAATGTGAATGGTATCACCTTTCTTGCCCTGCATAGACATTTTCTTGACTAGGTTAGCCAATACGAGGTTCTTTTCATATGCCGCAATGACCTCATCACTCCAGATTTCTGGAATAAAGACTGCTGCAGATGTGTTGTCAACAATACCGCCAGTAGCGGGATAAGTAGAAGTTGCCATGTTTAATTTCTCCTAAAGAAGTTTATTTAACACGACCTTCACGATATGCTGTCATAATCTCATCAGACAAAGCTTGGTATCGATCTGGGTCGGTTTTCATTAGTTTAATAATGTCAGACCGACGATAGATCTTCTTAGAAGTCTCCCCAGTGCCTCGAATGTTACCCGTAGAAGCTTCCTTTACAGCGTTCTTACGTGATTGTTTCTCAGCCTCAACAGTGTTCTTAACTGTAGCTTGACGATCATTCCATGTACTTAAGAGTTCTGTAGCAGCATCATAGTCGAACTGTTGATCTGCTTGCATATACAATTGAGTACGGATCTTAGAAGCTTTAATCCAATCTTGAAACTTAGCGTCCTGAACTGTTTGAATGAAGTCAGGATATTCCTTTTGGAGTTTGTTTAAAGTTTCTGCCTGACGATATTGTGCAGACATAGCTTCAGCTTCTTTGATCTTAGGATGATTCTCAATAGCCTTACTTACTGCCTTTTGAGGGTCATCAAAGAAATCGATCTCTTCTTCGATCTCAGGTGCTTCATTCGAGAGTTGTGTCTGAATATAACTATCCACGACTTTACGCAATTCGCCTACTTCTGACGACTGTCGCCCTAGAAGTTTCTCAGCTTCCTGATGCATTCTTACAATTTCTGCAACAGATTTGCCTTGATACTTATCGGGTATCTCGTCTTCGGTTTCCTCTTGGGATGCCTCTACAGGAGCTTCTGGCTGTGCCTCTATTTCCTCTACAGGTTCCAATGAGTCAAATTGTGTGTCGTCGTCCTGACGCTCTTCTGTATCAATGATGGTCGCTGCCATTACTAAACCTCCGTACCTCTGGTATTATGGAGTTAAAATTACATGGAGTTAGCCTTCTGTGGCTTTCCGTTCTTTCGCTATCGCCTTCTCTCTTTGTTTAGCCCAACGCTTGACCGTATTTGGGTTTCGTGGGTTACGAAAATCGTCAAAAAAGTTAGGAGGAGATAGTACTTTTCTTGAGACTCCGCCACAGTTACCGCACCCAGTTTCTGTGGTAGAGGAGTCTAAGAATCGTTCTTCAATGTGACCACAGGTGTCACACTTAAAATCATTCAGATGCTTCATCTTGGATAGCATCCAGTTTAGATTCAAAATTTAGCAGGTCGTCTAAGATTGCCAATTTACCACGAGTAAAGTATAATTCTTTCTCGTCTTTAAGGTAACGGCAGTTAGCTATAACGTCTGCGTCTGATTGTAGATAATTCATGAAGAGTTTCCACCCTTCAGTCATAAACATATCTTTTAGAGCTTCATACTCTTGTTCTTCAGTCACTATAGATTCCTTGTGATTACATATGCTCTTATTATAACATATTTTGGTGTAAAAATCAAGAGGTAGCTTTCTTAGGAGCTGTCTTAGTAGGCTTAGGTGCCTCTAAAGCGGCTAATCTAGCCTCAATTCGCTCTAAAATCTCATTGTACTGGTTGATTACGTCCTGTAATTGTTTCTGGCTTACGACCATTG